AGTGATATGATAGAGTTACAATGGCAGAAGTAGAATTCGCGGGTTTAAAGTTCAAAGGCGGGAAGATCTTTGTTATCATCACAGCTTTAACAACACTAGGTGGTGGACTGTGGGGTGGCTTTGAATTTTACAAAGACTATCTCACGATGAAAGAACAAATACAAGAATACGTTGCACCAGATCTGTCTGGCTTTGATAAAAGAATAGATTTAACAAAAGAAGAGTTAAGTAGCAAAACAGATCTTATACAAACAGAAGTAGAAATGCTTATGTCTGAAATGGAAATGATGATGCAAGAAATTAGACTTGTAGCTGATGTAGCTAATGAACTTAAAAACGACCTTCGGCAAGATGTTAGAAGAGTAGAAAAAATAGTAAATGATGTTGAGCAGTTGGTTAAAGAAGATTCGAGAGAAACCAACCAGGAGTTAAGACAAACCACGAAGGACATTCAGGAAGACATGGAATTATTAAAGGGTAAGTTGGAGCAAGCCATGACTGAGCTAGAAGAGAAAATAGATAAAAGAATAAAACTCGCATTAGAGAACCCTTTATCACAAATGTAATGGCTAAACCACCTAGCAACGAATACTTTACACCAGTTAAAAAAAGGACTAGTATAGGGCGTTCTCCACGCAGTAGGCCGAAGAACAAGAATAAAAGACGTCAATACGTTAAATACAGAGGTCAAGGATGAAAAAAGGTTTATATGCTAATATTCATGCTAAAAGAAAACGTGGTGAAAAAATGCGAAAAAAAGGTGCAAAGGGTGCACCTACTGCAGCTAACTTTGCAAGAGCAAAAAAAACAGTGAGGAAAAAATGACTAAATTATGTCCTAGAGGTAAAGCCGCTGCTAAGAGAAAATTTAAAGTTTATCCTAGTGCATATGCAAATGCATACGCATCTAAAATATGTGCAGGAAAGATTAAAGATCCTAGCGGTGTCAAAAGAAAAGATTTTAAAGGTCCAAAAAAAGCTATGGGCGGTGTAATAGATTTTAATAGCATATCACAGAAACGTAAAAAAGTTTCTAATATGAATAAAGGTGGTATGGCAAGAGCCTGCGGTGCAATAATGGAAGGCAGAAGAAAAATAACAAAGTTTAGCTAATGTCTGGTCATAAAGGATTAGCAAAATGGTTTAAGCAGGATTGGGTTGATATAGGCTCAAAGAAAAAAGGTGGAGGCTTTTCCAAGTGTGGTAGATCAAAACAAAAAAGAGATGCCAAAAGAAAATATCCTAAATGTGTGCCACGAGCAAAAGCAAATCGTATGACGGAGAGTCAAATAAAATCTGCAGTCTCTAGAAAAAGAAGTAAATCACAAGGTGTTGGTGGTAAACCTACAAATGTTAAAACTTTTGCAAAGAAAGCTATGGGTGGACTTATAAACGATCAGAGAAGAGCTGGTGCTGCACAGAGAGGTTTTGGTTTTAAAGGTGTATTTTAAATGCCATTAAATCAAAAGGGTAGAAAGATTATGAAGTCTATGAAGAAGACTTATGGCAAAGATGCCAAGGCTGTATTCTACGCTTCTAAAAACAAAGGAGTAATTAAAGGTGTCGATAGGTCAAAAAAGAAGAAAAGTAAAAAAAGTAATTAGTGCTTTAAAGAAGGCATCAAAGGCTCACGCTGGTCAAGTTAAAACTTTACAAAGTGTAATGAAAAATGGCAAAAAAAAGAATAAAAGATCCTAGAGTTGGTACAGGTAAGAAACCCAAAGGCAGTGGACGACGACTCTATACTGATGAGAATCCGCGTGATACTGTATCTATTAAGTTTGCTACTCCTGGTGATGCGAGAAGCACAGTGGCAAAAGTTAAAAAAATTAATAAACCCTTCGCAAGAAAAATACAAATATTGACAGTAGGAGAACAAAGAGCAAAAGTTATGGGGAAAGCTCAAGTAGCAAGTATATTTAAGAAAGGAAAAGATGCCATTAGAAGAGGACGTAAAACAGGACGTACGTAAGTGGTCTGAGCTTTTTTTAGAAGTTCCTAATATACATTTAGGTGGTTATCCTGCATGTCCTTTTGCAAAGAAAACATGGACTGACAATAGAGTGGTTGTTGAAGTTAAGAGGAAACACAAATGGTATAAATCTGAACTTAATGGACACATCAAACAATTAGATTTTGACATTCATGACTTATTGATTTTTTGTGATCCTTATTTTAATTATAGTCTTGAGGATTTTCAAACAGTAATAGATGAGTACAATGATTGGTATAATAAAAAGGATATATTTTTTATGGGTTTTCATCCCTTCAATCCAGCAAACGAGGAGGAACAAGAATTTTTGGTCACTCCAAATGGGGACACTCCTATACTAGAGAAGGGGCTGAACTACTCAATGATGCTGGCACAAAAGTTCTCGCTATTACAAGAAGCTTCTGATAAACTACACAAGGCTGGTTATTATAATAAGTGGCCAAAAGGGTACTATCAAGACGTTGTGGTATCTAGAGCTAAAACCTATAAACGAATATTCGGAGGTCAATATGATGGGTAAAAAGAAATCTGCCATGAAGCGTGGTGGTAAAGTTATGAAAGGTAAGAAGAAAGCAGTAAAAAAACGTGGCGGTGGCATGATGAAAAAACGTGGTGGCGGCATGATGGAAAAAATGGCTATGGGTGGAATGATGTCACCTCGTAAGAAAATGGCTATGGGCATGATGGGCGGCGGAATGGCCGGCAAGAAAAAGTCTGCTATGAGAAAAGGCGGCATGGCTAAAAAGAAAGCTGTCAAAAAACGTGGCGGCGGAATGATGAAAAAGAAGTAAATGCCAACTTACGCTAGCACAGCTAATTTTGACCTCAGCATAGATGATATAGCTGAGGAGGCATATGAGCGTTGTGGTTTGCAAATTCGTAGTGGATACGATTTGCAAACTGCAAGGCGTTCATTAAATATATTATTATCTGAGTGGGCAAATAGAGGATTAAATCTTTGGACTATACAGTTACAAGAAAAAACATTACCTGCAAATACAACAAGTTTAACGGGCACAAGTTTGTTTGGATCTGGTGCAGATGATAGTCAACAAATTGTAGACATCACTGATGTTGTTATTAGAGACAGTAGTAACAATGATTTTGCTGCTACCTCAATAAGTAGATCTACATATTTTAATTTTACGACTAAAACAACCAGCGGAAGACCAACTCAATACTATTTTGAACGTACGATAAACCCAACACTATTTCTATATCCGGCTGCAGATGTAGCTTACACTCTAAAGTATTATGCTCTTGTCCGTATGTTTGATTCGGGGGATTACACAAATAATGCTCAGATACCTTTTCGTTTTCTTCCATGTATGACAGCAGGTTTAGCATATTATATTAGCATGAAAAAGTCTCCTGATAGATTAGTAGCATTAAAACAAATTTATGAAGATGAGTTTCAAAGAGCGGCAGCTCAAGATGGAGAAAGAAATAGTTTATTTTTAACGCCTAAAACATATTTTCCTAGCGTCTAATGTCAAAATTTGCATCAGGTAGATTTGCAAAAAGAATATCTGACAGATCAGGTATGGCTTTTCCTTACAATGAAATGGTTGAAGAATGGACCGGTGCAAGAGTTCATTATACAGAGTATGAAGCAAAACATCCTCAATTAGAGCCCAGGCAGATTGTTCAAGATCCCCAATCTTTGCAGTTTGCTAGAGCACAAATTGCTAATTCAACGTGTTTTGTAGGATTAATAGGAGTTAATACAAATAGATTTGCTAGTGTAGGCATGCAACCAAAAACAGAAGCAAAAGAAACAAGATTGCAGAGTTTTGTTGGAAATGTTACAGTGAGCATCTCATGACAGATTATTCTGATTTACTATCAAATGTAAGAAATTATACAGAGACAACCTCTGATGTATTGACAGATGCTATCGTAAACCAATTTATCATATCTACGGAAGATAAGCTAAGAAGAACCGTAGATTTAACTTATTATAGAAGATACGACACTGCTTCACTAACTGTAAATAATGCTTTTTTACCTCTTCCTGCTGATTGGGAAGCTACTAGGTACATACAATTGATAGATGGCTCTGACAACAGAACATTCTTGATACAAAAAGATATTTCGTTTATGAACGAATATAAGCCAAATAGAACATCATCAGGAGCTGGTACTCCTAAGTATTATGCTGTTTATGATGATAATACTCATATGTTGGCACCAACCCCGAACGCTGCATTAACTGTAGAGCTCGCATACACGTACAAGCCACCTGTCTTGTCCAGTACGACAACATCGAATTGGGTTAGTCAGAACGCTCCAAACGTGCTTTTATATGGTTGTGTTTTAGAGGCACTTGGATACTTGAA